CTGTCCATGATAAAAACAAACGGGTCGAACCTCTTTATCGTACAAAGGTATCATCTATTCTGTTGACGATTTTAACAGACATCGGCGTTTTGACCGAAGAAGGGTACTCAGCAAAGATGTTGCAAGCTCATGTTGGTGAGGTCTTTATTAACCATACTGAAGATATTTTAGAGTTAGCTTCACTTGTTCTTGGCGAGAGGAAAGAGCGTCTAGAACACGCACGAGAATTGTTTACATTTCTTGTACAGTTAATTGAGAACGAACCAAACATCATTAACGAGACTAGCAATTTTTTAGAATCTATGCAGAAAACCTCAACCGCACCAGCAGCCCAGACGCAAAATTAAAATATAATGCGAGCCTAAACATCTGGTCAGCTATGGCTCATTTCGTAGCGAAAGAGCTAGGGTTAAGACCCTACCAAATATTGACCGAGTGGACGGTGGAAGAATTGATGGTGGCTTATGGTGAGTATGCAAATATTCATGCGAGAGAGTCGTATGAGATGATGTCTCCAAAGGAACGAGCGAAGAAGAGAGTCCTCCCGACAGACCGTTGGGCGGTGAAGTTCATTAGCCTAGAAGATGCACTTAGTATGCAAAAAAATGGACTAGATGAGTCCACCCGAAGGCAAAATGAAATAGATTTACAAGAGATGGCTGATATGTTATTGTAGTATCAGAAACGCATGAGAACTCAAACGGTTAGAGATAGCTCTGCAAAAGCTACATTAGTGAGTTCGACTCTCACCTCGTGCTCCATATATTTGTTTAGAAAGAGAGATGTTTTTCACCCTGAACATCTCTTTTTCTATGCGTTTCGTGATGTGTATCGGTATTCCATAAGCACCCTGATATTCACACCAAGATTACTGCTTGTTTTGCTTTCAGTATCAGTTACCTTGATTGCGTGCGCCCGTCCATCAAAGAAGTTTTTAAGGCTGGCTAGTTTTTTCTCTGCAAGTTCGACATTATTCGCCCCAGATGAACTAGAAGAAGTATTTTGTTTAGCGATTTCTAATTGTGCCTTAGCGTCCTGCACAGCATCATAAATACACATACGCAGGTCATACCAATGGCCTGGCTCATGGTCTTTGGCAGTTTTATCTGGGTAAATACCGTAGTCTTCCTTACCGAAGCCACTAGGGAGTCCAGCAGAGAATTGTTTAGCTAATGACTGTGTGATGTCTAGCCACGCATTATTCCCAGTATCATCACGATAAGATATTTCAACTCGTACCATAATAATATAATTATACCAATCAATTTCAGCATATAATTAAGTCAAGATGACAAGAAGTTCAGTTTATTATATATTCCAGAAAAAAGTCTTAGATAGTGAGACCTATGCTGGGTATAAGATTAAATACGAAGAAGTCTGCCGAGGGACGAGGCTGGTTGGTAATGGATTGACAATTACACAGGCTTTAGACGATGTCCCGACCGCTTCAATCACTATTCCTATTGAAGACTTACCAAAAGACGATAAAGGCATCCCTGTGACTAATTTGAATAATTATCGTGTGTTGATATCAGTCATGGTTAATAACAAGCGTAAATATGGCATGGCTTGTATCGTAGAGTCAATCGAAGTTAATTACGAAGATGAGATTGCAACCTTATCTCTCGTCCACCGTATGGCAGAAATGAAGCAGTGGCTCATGCCAATCAACCTTATTGTAAAAAATATGCCTCTTGGGCATTGTGTAGAAAATGTCGCTAAACTGAGCTTCCCTGATGACTATGTTAAAAATGAACAGGTATTGAGACAGATTGGGTATTTGACCAATCTCACCGTGAACAAAGATTACCCAATTCTTCCAATCGGCACAGCGACAAGACATATACAAGCAAATCCTGATGTCTTGTCACCAGTAGAAAGATTATATGTCCCACAAGAAATCCCTGTAACGATTGAGATGGACGCTTATGCGTATAACACAAAGCTTGAGATGAACTTCTCATCGACTAACAAGTTAGAGGCCTTAGCTGAGATTATGAAGAACACCAAAGACTTACATTTCTTAGGCACTATTTCTGGTCATGAGATGTGGTACGAACCGACCAATGGTAATTTTGGTGATGGGGTGAAGATTTCTAATTTCCAAGATGAGTGTGATTATTCAATCATCGTCTCACAAAATGTTTTAGATTATGACCTTGAAGAGTGTGATTTTAACCCAGCTAAAGACATTTCGCTAGTCACAATGTTAGGTGACCCAGTATGTTCACAAGATTTAACAGACCATTTTAACCGTGCTGCGGTGTTCTGTGGGGATGTGGGCGAGGGGGTATTACATTTGACCCTCAAAGAGATTTATGAGAATAAAGCCACGCTTGAAGACCCATTATTCCCAGTAGAAAAATATGAGTTCAATATCAACCTTCAGCCTGATGCTGTGTATGACAATAAAACACATAAGAAAATCAACAACGAAAAAGTCTATGAGAATATCGACATCCCTGTTATGGCGAATAACGAAAACCGTGAGTATTATGTGACTGACCTTGAGCAGTTAGGTAAAGACAACGGGGCGGTGTATCATACTGTGTATAATTTTTCTGACCTTTACCCTATTCCTGACCTAGAATACACAGATGAGAACGACAAGAAAGTCGAGTTAGAAATCACCGACGCAGACCGTATCGAGATTACCAAGCGTGCTTATAATAGAGCGATTAGGTTCCTAAAAGCACAACGCCCACAATGGCAGTACCAATTCAATACAACAGCACTACCAGCAGTTGATATGGTAGGGAAGAGAGTGCGTTTTCTTTATGATAAGAAAGTGTCTCGTGTGGATGAGTGTGGCGAACCAACAGAGATTACCATTGCTCATGTTGATGAGTGTTTCTATATCACCCAGAGGATTATTTCTTTTGACCCTGAACTAAACGAAGTGGCGACAATCACCCTTGATAAAGAACTTCGTCCAAATACTAATCAAGAAATGGCATATAAATTGCATGAAAAAGCCAAAACCCCTGATGTCACAACAAGTTCTGAACTTGGAACATTGTACCCAGAGTATGGCAATACAAATTATAACGATGCTATGGACGCAGAGACGATTGATAAACGCACCCCAATTTATGTACCTGATACTGGTATACCAAAATATGGTTAGTAGATAGCACCGAGTGCCGCTCTCGCACCGAGTCTTCGGTATGAATTGCCAGCACCAGAATTATTTTTGTTGATAATCTTAATAAACTGTCTAACGCTACGATGGTTATTATTTGTCGTGTCGTTATAGGTACGAGCGTGATTGTCAGAAACTGTATTAGGCCTTCCCATGAGAGAGGAGGCAAGTTTGGTATCACCTAGGTTAAGAGCAGACATTGCAGGGAGTCCCACCTTGTCGACTACGCTTTTTCTTACAACGAATTCACCTCGTTGAGCCATTACAGGCACGGTGTCGACACCAACAGGGCCACCAGCGAATTTGCGTGGGAAACCAATCCCTACATATTGCCTTAAGTTTCCACCACCCCATGATGGGGCCGCATCTTTCCAGTTTGGGAATAATGAATTATTTTCGACAGCTTCACCCATAGACCCGTCAAGAGAGGCAAGGAACTTGATAGCATTATCGATTTTCTTTAATAAATCTTTTTGATAATCAGACTCAGGTTGTTTGCTAACCCTAGTTCTGAACTCCATGTAATCATCTTTTAGCTTAGTGATTTTTTCTCTTGTAGCGTCATCGCCGACCATGTGACCGCCTCTTGTTTCAACAGTAAACGGTTCACCACCGTCAGTTGGCATCAATTGAAAACTCTTCTTGCCAGTCCACCAGTCCTCTTTCTCTGTTTTTTGCATCAACTCTTGGTTGTTTTTAATAACAGCGTCGTAATCACGCATCAACAATGCGTCCTTAAAACCTTTAACAATATCCTTGGCTGCAGTATCGATTTTACCGTTGATAGAGTTTTGCCTGTCAACAAGAGATGTGTCTATTTTTGCTCCAAGCTTGGTAATAGCATCTGGAATATTCCAATTAACGATTTGTCTTGTGGCATCGAGTTGCACGCCTTCATTTTTAAGAAGTGCAGTGACCTGTTCTTCTGTCATCGGGGTGCCCTTGAAGTAATCAGAAACGATTTCTTCATTAGATTTATCATCATAACTATATGTAGAGCTGTCGCCGTTTAGGTTATAGAGCTTTAATAGTTCAGCTAATTTGTCACGACGGTCTCGTTGTGATTGAGTAAGCTCAGTGCCTTTGTATTTGAAGATATTACCAGTATTGCCAAGGGCTCGGAATTCGTTGCTTTCTGTATATTCATCGAGTTTGCTGTTGACCAATTTAGAACGATATTGCTTTCTAGCGATGTCCATAGCTTGTTCAAGGCTATTACCGCCATTTCTGAAATATTCCTTCACCTGATTATATGCAAATTTACCGACAGCACTATTGGTATCAATGCCGTGTCCACTAGCTTGAAGAGCCTTAAACACTTGGGCAGTAAGAGGTTTTGCGTGTGCGTCCCACGCATCTTTGCGTTTTTGATTGGCTTCTTCGGTGGCTTGTTTAACTCGTCTAGCAAATTCCTCGGCGGCCTTAGTTGCACCCTGGAACCCGCCCCACACTCAACCCACACAAAACGTAGTCTAG